GGACTAGTTCTAACGCCAATGCAGTCTTTACAAAACTGCGGGTCCTTAAGAGGAACTACTAAAATGTGGGGCGATAGACCGTGGATTGCCGACTCGATTGCGTTTGCCGCAGCAGACTACGGCGGTGAGATCCTAACCACTGAAGTCTCTATTCCTGAAGATGTTGTTTACATTGCATTTAGGGATGACAACGAAGCTCTTGTTGCTAGATACATTGCCAATGAAGACGGTACAGCCACAAGGATTGGAGAGTGAGATGGAAGAGTTCGGAGGACTAGGAGGGCTGAGCGCAACCGGCATCCTTATCGTCATGGTCCTCAAGGTAGTCCTCGACTACTTGCAGAGCCGGGATGAGGCTGACAGCAAGGCTGACTCTGGTGCAAAGCAGGAGCAGTGTGATGAGTTTGAGCAGCAGCTTGTGCTTATCCGTGAGGCACAGGCCAGGACCGCTGCTAACTGCGAGAAGATGAGCGAAGTTCTCGGCGCAAGGGATGCTGACGGCCTCCCTTTAGTTTACACCCCACGCTCCCTGACAAAGAGCATCGAGCTCCTTTCGACCAGCGTGACAAAGCTTTCAGATCACGTTCAAGGCAGGTAATGCTCCATCCAATTCTTCAGCGTGTCTTGTTAGTTGGGGGGAAGGTCTTCACGCAAGGAGACTGGAACCTCAACCTAGTTGGCATTCGTAACCCCAGCGGCACACCCAACAAGTTCGATGACGAAATGCACGTTATCTATAAGGATAACGGCCAGTGGGTAGATAGGTGGTGGCCGATTACTACGGACCCAGGTACCTATTGGCTCGAGCACCCCATGAACAAGCTGGGCACCGCTGCAGTAGTGGCTGACCGTCAGTACCGGGGCGTGTGGAAGCTCGGACTTCATCGGGGGCGCTATGAGGCTCTTGTGCAAAAGGGAGCGAAGATTGCTGTTCATCGTGACGACAACTTAGACTCAAAGGTGGACTACAACAAAGACAACATCGAAGAGGGCTGGTTCGGCATTAACTGTCATCGAGCAACAGCTTCCGAATTTGGCTCTGTGAACGTGAACAAGTGGTCAGCCGGATGTCAGGTCTTTGCAAGCCCCCATGACTACGATAGTTTTCTCACCATCTGCAAAACCCAGGAAAAAGAGCGGGGCTGGGACAGCTTTACTTACACGCTTCTAAATGGTGGATGGTAATGCGCGAGCAGCCTCTTGTGGATTGGTTCTCTATAGGTGGTATCCTCCTAGTGGTTTTAATCCTCGCAAGCACCCGCTTTTGTTAAGGAACGTGATGGAAAAGTTCGTATCCCGTAAGTTGATCCTCACCATCGTTGTTGTGGTCATTGTTGCTGGCTCCGACATGTTGGGCCTAGACCTAGCCGACGAGACCCTCTCGTCGCTGACCACGATGGTCTTGTCGTTTGTGGGAGCTCAGGGGCTAGTAGACGTCAGCGAGGTCATCAAGTCTGGCCGTAAGGTTGCTGACGTTATTGAGGAAGTGAAGGAGGTTTCTGAAGATGAGTAAGCGAGCTCGCCGCCTGGCGAAGGAGAGGGAGGCGGCAGCCTTCGTCAACAAAAACAACGACAAGATGGTGGCGCTGCTGCTTGACGTCACTGAGGATATTGGTGCTGAATTGGTAGGTTTGTCTCAGATCCAACGCGACAGCCGGATCGCGCTCGAGGCCGCACACAGGCTCGATAAGGCCATCAACATCCCGAACGAGTTGGCTGAAGCCCTTGATTTCTTCGGCTTTTTCCTAGCTGCACTTGCCGTGCTCGGTGTGGTGAGGGCCGTTGAGAAGGACATGGCTCGCAAAAAGGAGCGCAAGGAGAAGCTCAAGCGCCGTCTTGAGGAGCGAGGGCCTAAGATGGCCGCTGCTGCGAAGCGACGGATCGAGCGCAGAATTGCTAAGCTTGAAGCGGCAACCAGGCCTGCGGAGGTTTAGAGAGAATGGACTACCGATACAATAAGACCGCTCCATCCGACGCTTACGGGAAGAAGAAGTCCAAGTCGTCTGAGGGGGTAAAGAAGAAGCGACGTAAGGTCGTCAACCGGAAGAGGACGAGGGGTAAAGCGTAATGGCAACTGTCAGCACAGCTAAGCAGGGAGCTGCGATTGGCTCGTCACTTTATACGGTGACCGAGACATCGAAGGCTCCCACCGCCGTCAGCATGGACACCAGCTCTGGTGACATCATCATGATTGAAATCGACAACACCGCGAACAGCGTTGCGTCGTACTTGAATCTCTACGATGTCGCTGGTGGAGGGACCGTAACTGTTGGCACGACTGACGAGAGCTACGTCTTCATGGCCCCCGCTTCGTCTCGAATTACCTACGCTTGCCCTGAAGGCGCTGAGTACGCCAGCGGACTCTGGGCCACAGTCGTGTCGTCCCCCGGCTCCGCAAACGGGCCTGGCTCCACGGTCACCGCGTACATCCTAGTTAACACTTAAGGGGTTGAAGTCATGGCATTTGGTGTAAAAAGTTCTGGCGTAGCTAGTCCGTTTTCTGTCCGTGGTGTTGAGGTTACTGAGCTTGGGAACACGGGCTTGAGCGACTTCCTCAGTGGCTCGACCACGGTGTACACGCTTGACCTAGACAACTCCGCAAACGGTGCGATTACCTACTTCAAGCTGTACGACAACGCCTCTCCCACATACGGAACGACTGACCCGGTTGTGATGATTGAGGTCAAGGCAAACACCCGCCAGGTCTGGTCTGTTGCCCAGGGGCTGAACCTCACCAACGGCCTCTCGATGATGGCTTGCACTGTCGATGGTGCGGCTTCAGGAAGCAGCCCGAGCAGCGCGTTCAACCTGAGCCTCGTAGTCTCCTAGACTAGGCCGTTCTCATGCCCCCGAAAGGGGGTCAGTGTGTGGGCGAGCTCGTTCACAGCGTGCTCCCTTGGGTCGAGCTCTTCGTACTCGATCTCCCGGCCACCAAAGGTTTCATTGGGGTCTGCCAACAGTCTCTCCCAGGCGCACTCAAGGGCTTCGTCAGGGTCAGCTCCGAAGCCAACAATTGGAAGATGGAACTTAAACATCTTCATTATTCATAGCCCTCCGCTCATTGATTGCCTTGTCGATGTGCCTTGAGCAGTCCTCGCAACACACCTGGTATCGTATCTCAAGAGTGGGTAGGTTCCCGTCCATTCTCGGTATGAGTTGAGCTGGGGCGCAGTAGATGTCACCGATCTCTTGCCCACATAGTTCACAATGACCATTAGCCAACTGAACAATGTTCTTCGCCGCTCGCCGGATGTGGTGAACCCCTTTAATCATCGCAGTACTCCCCCCTAGTGTCTGCCGGAAGGTGCAGCCAGTGGAAGTACTGAGGGTCTTCCTTAGCTCGAGTCAGGTCATAGATGGCTCGGTTAATTCGCTCTCTTTCCTCAGGGGTGTTCCTCTGGCTACGGATGAGGGTGAGTAGTTTTAGTGCTGAGTTGATGGATAGTTTTGTGGTCACTTGTTGCCCCCGAGTATTCGCCGTGCGTACTCCGCAATAAGGCCGGCGTCTGCAATGTTGTCGTCTGGTTTTGTTTTTCGACCTGGCGTCAGGTCTAGTGTTGGTAGGAGTCTTCTGCTTGCTGCGATGCTTCTTGGCTTAGGGTCGCCACCTCCTGGGCAGACCTCAGCCTGCCACCTCTTTGGTTGGATAACGTCGTATCGGCAACCGAGGCCTGTCAGGAAGCCGTCTATACGCCCCCAGTTCTTCCCCATCGTAATGGCTGAGCCAGCGCCCATCCTTGGAGATGGCCGAGCCCCTAGTGCCTCTACGGCGGCACACAGGCTATCTACCGTGCAGCCCTCTTCGTAACAAACACCCTCTAGCCAAGCGCAGAGGGCGGTTAGGTCGATGTTCTTGCCTATGTGTGGGAGCTTGGTAACCCCGGCAAGGGTGCCATCCCCCCGAAGGAGGACGGCAGCGCCTTGTTTTCCGGGGTCAATCCCGAGGAACAGCCTAGAATGGGATGTCGTCGTCATCTTGACTGTTGTCCGGGGCTGGTGATTTGTCGAACTCGTTATCCACAACCTCGTTGAAGTAGAAGTTGGGGTATCCCGAGGCGGATGTTCGTTGACGCATCTTCAGGACTTTACCCTGCAGTGCAGAGACCACGACACCCGCCTTGTTGCTGGCTCGGTTGTAGACCTCATCACCAGAAGGCATGGTCCCGAGGAGGAGCATCAGGTCGTCTGCCAAGATCTGCAGTCCAATCTGAGAGGCCCTCTGGTACTTCTCGATGTACTTACCTTTACACAGGCCGTCCACAACCTCGAGCCCCCACTTGTAGCGCTCAGGGTTCGGCTTCCCATCATCGTGAGACCAGTAGTCGAATGACGTAACGGCAACTGTGTACTCGCCGTCTTGAAGCTCATCTCTCTCCCTCCGACCATTGCTGGTGGTGGACCCTCCACGGGATTTCGGAGTAATCGTGTTCCACATGTCGTTAATACTCATCAGTTTGTTTCCTCAGCAGTTGCCTCAAACGAGGCGGTGAAAGCCTTTCGCAAAGTATCGAAAGACAAATCCATGACTTCTGGCATTGGCTTCCCGAGCTCACCCCGAGAGCCACACTCAATCTGAATCTTCCCATCCTTAAACGGGGCGGTCCTCAGTAGTCGGTTCCCCTCCTCGTCCATCTCCACCCGGAAGATGAAGTCCACAGCTCCGTGAACAACCTTCCGTGCGCTTCCAGGCAGGGCAGAGGTCAGGAGAACCTCGCCGCTCCTCTTGCCCTGGTCATCAACGTCGACCTCCCGCCTCTCGTGAGAGACGAAGATGACAGCCATGCCTAGGGTTCGGACAGTGCTGATAGCGTTCGTCAGCTTTCTCCGAGCCAGCTTGTAGCCTTTGCCAAAGCCGGCATCGCCTAGGTCTTGCCAGTTGTTCTCAGTGCAGACATCGTCGATAAGGAACTCGTACAGGTTGTCGATGGTGTCGATCACCAGCGTCTTCCATCGGTGCTTCCCCTTCTTCTTCTTCAGCTCACCGACCACGTTTCGGAAGTCAGTCCAGCTACTAATCTGGATGTCTGCGGCCTCCATCGCTGCAGTCCCAGGCTCCGTGGCCAGGAACAGGGCCTCAGGCCATTGGTTGCAGAAAGTCGTCTTGCCAATCTTCGGTGGCCCGTAGACCATCCAAAGGTAGGACGCGAGTGTCCTCTTCGGCTCATGTCGTTTGTCTGGGATAAGGCTCACAGTTTTACTCCTTCATTTAGTTCTTGGTGTGGCCTGTCGACCACTTCATATGCGTCACGGGTAACAGCCCCGCAACACAGGTCCAGAAACTTGCACCGACCGTAACGACCGACGCAACTTTCTGTGTTTCTGATGGCAAACCCACCGTTATCTACCTCAAGGATCCTCTTGTGGATCTCCCAAGCCTCCTCACGCCAGAGCTGCATCTGCTCTTCGCTCCGAGTGACCACCTCGTGGTGGTAGTAGAAGTCAGGGCGGTCTCGATAGTCCTGCTGGATCCTCTCGATGTAATCGTCGGGAGTCTCGTTCTTCCTCTTCTTACTGCTCGGCCAACGGATGATGGCGTAGTTCATCTTCCGGATTGGCCGACCCTTCAAACGAGAGGCCGCCTCCAAGTAAGTCGAGACTTGAAAGTCGATGTCTAGCCGGTCGATGTAGGACGAGTCGAGCCTAGATGTGGTCTTGAGCTCGGTGACCGAGTCCTCACCGAGACCGTCGATGACGCCACCAAGCCGGTGGGCTCGGGACGGGCGACCTGTCTTAGGGTTAATCAAAGGCAGATCAAACTCGACCTCCCGGTCATCTGGCCAACTTGGCCACAACCTCAGAGCGCCCTCGACCATCGCCTCACAAACGGCAGCGGTCATCCTCAACTCATCCAGCGCATCCTTGCCGAACACGTTGTTCGAGAATGCCATGATGTAATCAGAGGCCTCTTTGGGGTCACGCTTCTCTACCCCATAGTGGACCGCAGTCCCCCGCCGCATACTCTTTGTCTGAGGGGGACGAAGAAGCTCCACATACTTGAATTTGTGCAGCCTGGGACATCGTCCAAAAGTGACGAGTTCCGACTGTGACAATCGACGTGTTTGTTTTTGGTTCATAAGTTGGTTCAGCTCCGCAGTATTCGCAGCTCATCACGCCGGAAGGGCGCAAGGTCACTGCATCGTGGTCACAAAATTCGCAAGTAAAGACATCCCTCACTGAGTTTCTCCTTCCTCTGAGGGGGTGCGCTGACAATACAAAAGTATTTTTCCGGGGTCAAGCCTTGTACTACAAATGTGTAGCAACTACTATCCCTGCCAGGAGGTCTCTATGAAGACAATTAACGTAAGTGGAACAACACTTTTGCGGGGTTGGATAACCCGTGAAGATATTACAAGAAAAGAGGCTGCATCGCTTCTGCAGACTGCAGTTCCGACCCTGGATTCGTGGCTTCAGGGCGTTCGTCGTCCGAGCCTAGCCGCCGCTCGAATTATTGAGGAGGCGACAGGTGGGCTCGTGAAGCTAGATGACTGGCTTACCGATGAAGAGCTGGCCTCTGTTCGATCTGCCCGCCCCTGATGCGGAGGAGGGGGTATGGCCCGGATACGATCCGTTAAACCTGAGTTCTTTCACCACGAGGGGCTGGCCTCATGCAGCCCACACGCTCGCCTTTTGTTCGTTGCCCTCTGGCAGCTAGCGGACAGGTCGGGACGGCTTCGGTGGATCCCAATGCAGGTTCATGCACACGCTTTTCCACACGAGCCTGGGCTCGATGTGAAGGCGCTTGCCTCTGAACTCGAGAGCATCGGGTGCCTGAGGCCTTACGTTGTCGGCGGAAAGAACTTTGTAGACATTGAAAACTTCACGAAACACCAGAAAGTACCTAATTCGGAAAGGAAATCCGTACTTCCAGGCGTGTCCCAAGAAACTTTGACAACTTTTGTTCGACAAGGTGTTTGCGAAAGTAGGCATTGGAAGGATGGAAGTATGGAGACAGTAGAACAGACAGTTGTTGAAGATGTAGATGTTGGTTCTGCTGTCTCTAGAGTTTGGAATACATATAAGAACTATCATCCTAGGAGTAGGCCAACTCCTCCCGCTAGCTGGAGGGAGATGGTCGAGGACGCTCTCAAGGAACACAGTGCTGACGATTTGTGCTTGGTGGTGAGGTGGGCGAAGGAGTCTAGGGACTACTCGTTCCAGCGCTCTAAGAAACTCGACAAGCTCAACAACATCCTCGCCTCAACAAAACTCCCTGGTCGAATTGAGTCGGCCCTTGAGTGGGCAGGGATCACAACCTCGCTTGAGTCTTACCTCGAGGCGAATGCTCAAGCGGCGATTCGATATAAGGACGAGTTTGACGGATTCGATAGGGCGATGAAGCCGGGGACACTCATTCACTACATGCAGGAGTACGGGCTACCTGTCCCGTCTCCGGACATTGAAAGGAAGGTAATACAATGGTTGAACAGCAGGAGCGGTTAACTTTCAGTACGAACTCTTCGGAGCAAGCTGTGGTTGGGGCTGTCTTTGTTGGTGGTGAGCGGGTCTTCTATGAGGCTGACTCTCTCGGGTTGAGGGACGAGCACTTCTCCCAACCTGGTCACCGCTTTATGTGGCGTGTGTTTCGGGATGGCCTGTCTCGTGGTGTCGTCCCCGACATTGCTCTCATCTACGAAGAGAACGAGGCTGAGCTTAAGAGGTACGGTGGGTGGGCTTGGCTTAACGCCTTCGCCAATAAGTGTGGGTCTCTGAGCCACATCAACAACTATGTGGACAGGATATTGTCCGGGCACCGTAGGGGTAAGATCCTCCACGCAGCTCGCGTCGCACTGGAGGTTGGGGCTGACCCGTCTAGCAGCACCGCAGACATTCACGCTGCCCTTGAGGAGGCGCTAAAGGAGTCTTCTGAGAGTATTGGGATAGGGACAGAGTACGAGACGGCGGAGACTCTTGTGATGGACTGGGCTGCCCGGAGGCAGGCTGTCCTCGATGGTGAGGCTGAGGACCTTGAGTTGACTTGGGACATCCATGCTCTTGACCGCTTTGTTGCGGCTGGTCCGGGTCACCTTGTTGTGTTGGGTGGTCGGCCAAAGATGGGGAAGAGCCAGCTTGCCTTGTCCCTGATGGCCAACGTATCAAAGAAGTATGGCCCGACGTTGTTCTGCAGCGCAGAGATGGGCAAGGATGCGCTAGCTCGGCGGATCATATCCTCCGACGCAGACATCAAGCAGACGGACCCGATGGGCTTTGCCGAGGAAACAGCGAAGGTCTTTCGGGAATGGGCAGGCGTTCCAATGTTCTTTGACTACCGGGCTCGCTCATTCAACAACGTCTGCGCTTCTATTCGGTTTGCTCACAGGAAGTTTGGCATCAAGGCCGCTGCGGTTGACTACCTGCAGTTGCTCGAGATGGATGGTGGGCGAACAGAAGAGGAGGAGATTGGTAGGGCATCAAAGGGATTTAAGAACCTTGCGGAAGACCTAGGGATACCCATCGTCCTCCTAGTCCAGGTCAACAGAAGGTGCGAAGAGAGGACGGACAAGCGACCAGTAATGTCCGACATCCGTGGGTCGGGACGAGTCGAGCAAGACGCCGACGCTGTGGTGTTTGTGTACCGAGAGGCTTACTACAACGAGAGCTTTGCTCGACCGAGTCAGGTGGAGCTCCTCGTCAGAGCCAATAGGCACGGACCATCGGGAACAGGGATTGCCTTCTGGAGGCCGGGTGGAGGATGGTTCCGAGACCCGACTCCTTGGGAGACTCTCGGAACCAAGTAAAGCAAAAGCCCGGTCAGATTGGGGTTCTGACCGGGCTTTGTCCGCAGAGAGTCCTGGGGGGTGGGTCTGCGGAGTTGCTAGCGAAAAAACACTACCCTTCTTTCTCTGCTGGGACAACCCACAACTGGACAGGAGGAATGCCACGGCACGTTCTCGCCCTAGCTACGGCTTGGTGGCTGATGCCCATCTCTTTCGCGATCTTCCGGTCTGACCAAACTCCAAGTTTTGGGTGGTACTCGTCTTTCCTCCTTCGCCCTCGCCCTCTCTTGATTTGAAATCGGTCAAGCGCTTTTGCTGCGGTACGAGTGGCGATGTTCCACTTAGCGGCGACCGCCTGGATTGAGCCGAGCTCTCGGTAGTCCTTGATAAATTCTTCCTTCTCTTCATCTGAAACAGCCAATGGTCTAGGCATTGCTTCCTCCTTTGCTCTTTATAATTTGCTCAGCAATACGCTGAGCAACGATTGGGGTTACTGCGTTTCCTACTTGCCGGTACTGGCTAGTTTTTGTGCCCACAAATGGGTAGTTGTCTGGGAAATCCATGAGTTTTGCACACTCCTCGATAGTGAGGCGGCGTCGACCAGTGGATAGCCAGAGGACATCGGAGGCCCTATCTGCGCCACCTCGCTGCTTCCCAGACCGAGTCTTCCCAGACATGTGCTTACCTCGAGTCCCCTTCACCTCAGTGGTGGTCACGGTGGGAGAAGGCCTCGACAACAATTCGGGCTTCGACCCTGCAACAACCCACGGCCCTGCGTTTCCAATCCGGACTGCGGGAATGGTGGTGCAGGGCTCGTCGGTCAGGTCACGGTAGTTTCTCTTGGCGGCGAGCTCGGGGGTCTGTGGGTTCCTTCCGCCACCGATGACCCGGAACATGTGATTGCCGGCCCCGGTAACAGGAGGGGCTGGCCCATCAGTAGTTGCGGGTCGCTCCTGCTTCGGGTTGTTTTTAGAGTTCCGGCTCCCGCTTATCTCCCCTCGCAAGCCCAGTGCATCACCTACCGTGTTCCAGGGCAGCACCTGTCCACCAAACAGTCGGGCGGTCTTTGTCGGGTCACCATGAGTCGGCTCGGGCCAGTCGATAGCGTGAGGGCCTGCCACGATAAACACCCTGCGCCTCCTCTGGGGGACGCCGAAGTCAGCACTGTCCAGTATTCTCCAGTCCACCCAATCGAATCTCCTTCGTAGGTCTCGGAGGATCACGTCATTGAAGTAGGCATTCGGGCAAAGGGGCGAACCGATACAGTTCTTCCCTCGCTTACACGCGCCTTTGTGATTGGTTAAACCAACGACGTTCTCACCAACAAACCAAGTGGGGTTTGTTACTGACACCGCGTTGATTGTGGCGGGCCACATGTTGCGCTCGTCCTCAGCCCCCTTCCTCTTGCCAGCCGTAGACCACGCCTGACAGGGGAAGGAGGACCACAGGACGTCCGGAGACATGCCGAGGTATAGAGAGATGTCTCTGACGTCCCCCTGGAGCGCAGGGAGCCCCGCAGCGCGCATCGTAGAGCAGGCATCTTCATCCCACTCTACGCAAGCGAGGTGCTCACACCCTGCAGCCTCGAGACCAAGGGCAGCGCCCCCAGCTCCAGCGAACAGTTCAAGTACTTTCATCTCTCTTCTCCTTTCAAGCCCGCCACGGGAACGAGCTCATGCTCTTCTGGGCGCGCTGCCTCAATCCCGAGTTCCTCAAGCACAGCCATCGCATCGACTCCAGCAGGCTTAACGACTTTCTCCAGACCCCTTTCGTCAATCAGCAGGATTGCATCGTGGAGCAGCGGGACAACAACCTTATTGGTGTTGTTCGCCAGCCTGTCTATTCGACTGCCTAACCATGCGTACATTTGCTGGGAAGCTGTGGTTCCGCTGCAGGCCTCGTGGAGTCTTTGCTTCTCTTCACCGAGAAGCCTGAGGATGACGTGGCAGGCGTTGAGTGCTGACACAAGGTCTTTTCGCGTCCAGCGGGCTGACCTCTGCGAACCGTTGCTCATGTGCTTCCAAGACTCTTGGTGCTTCACCATCCGATGTGCGTCCGACTCACGCCCCGCAGCCAAAAGCCTCTCTATTTCATCACCGATATACTCCCCACAGGCATCGTGTCCGGGGCCATCCTGGAACTCCTCTCTGGCGTCCCAGCAAACCCCATACTCAGTGTCGGTACTCAGTGTCACGACCACTTCACGCTTCATGACGCACCCCCCCCTCAACTCGAACAAAGTACGGCTGAAACGGGTAGCCAATTGACATGGACTCACAGCCGTTATCAAACTTGAATGCGGTATCTGAGCCGGACCCAGCTATGGCTTTCACAGTTAACCACTCGCCATGCCACATGATGCGGTCGCCAGCGACAACCTTGGTGACCCTCTTGTACTTGTGCTTATCCTTCATCTCTCTTCTCCTTCCTAAAGCCACTCAACATGGCCGAACGGCATGTCGTGAATGTTCAGACAGGCATACTCTGCGTAGTCATCGAACTCGCGGGGTCTACCGTGGTCATCGAGGGGTCCGTGTTGGCCACGCTCGTCTAGCCTCTTGCAGACTTTTTCGTACTCATCTTTGATTGCCTGCCTAGCCTCGTCCCATGTGCGTCCAATAGATGTCAGCTCGTATCCGAAGACATTGAGCTGGGCCAAATAAACAGTTCCTTCCTTTTCCATTTCTCGCTCTCCTTTATCCGTCGTAGCAACCGCACGGCAGGTCCGTTCGGTCCTTGAATAGTTTCATCTGGGATTCGTCGGCCCTGATCAGGTCGGCCCGCTCCCCTCTGTCACGCATGCCAACCAACAACGCAGTGCTGTTGGTTCCTCCTCCGTAGTTCAAAACAACAGGGTTCATCTCGTACTCCTATCTGCACCAGGCGCCACAAGCGCCATCGACGTAAACAAAACTCCCTTGCTCCTCTGAGTAGGGGGTCCTAGTGGGTAGGCTGATCATCGGCCCTCGCTTATCGAAGGTCCGGTTGATGGCGAGCTCGACTTCAGTCACTCGCTCAGCGTGTTCAGGACGTATCGTCCTCAAGATCTCTCGTTCCTTGCTGCTCCAGTGGACGCAGGGCTGACAAGAGCGGCGCGGGAGACCGTTGTAGTTAATCTTCACACCGTGTCTCTTTAGGACAGCCCTAGCGTCGTCCTTGTTTTTTCCGGTAGCAAGCAGAGGGAAGATGGGCTTGCCCAACTCGTCTGGCCAAGACCCCCTGTACCTCGCAGCGCGCCCCTCCTCCCCGGCAATGAAGCCGATGCAGTAAAGCCCGTCATGCTCTGGCATCTTGTCGAACACGAGCTTGCGATTCTTTGGATTGCGGACGCTTCCGCCCTGCCATCTAGCCGAACCGCCGAGAGTCTCTGCGGCCCATATCATCGCAGGCTCGGCCTTCAACTGCCTTGAGGCCGGACACGGCATGCCTGCCATCGGGATGTACTTTCGTTCCCGCCAAATCTCACCGATGTCGGTGCGCTGGACGGTGATCTCAGCGTCAATCAACTCGGCTATCTTCCGAGCATCCTCTTCGGCGGCAGGGTCGTCCCAACCAAGGTCCTGGTGAATTGCGTAGAAGGGAAGGTCTGGCCACTTCTCCCTCGCCAAAAGACCCGCCGCAGAGGAGTCAATTCCTCCAGACAGACCAACTAAAACAACGTCGCCCATATCAATCTCCTTTGGTTAATGATGCCGGGATTGACTTCCTTCAAGCAGGAAGCCCGTTCGCCACCGGGGTGGTAAGCCCCGGTCCCGGCAGGGATAGCTATTCACAATGGGTGAGATGTCATGCGACAGGCAGTAGGACCATTGCGGATAGACTTGAAAGGATTCCTACCGCCTAACTCTGGGTTGCGTTGATGCAGTGCAGTACTTGCTGGCTCGTGAACTTGTATCGCTTGCCATTGACTGCACACTCAGCAATGAACGGGAACTTCTTCGCCTTGGGCCTAATCTCTTTCAGGAAGTACTTGCCATCCCAGGTAGAGAACTCCCGATTGTAGTCGTCCGGGCTCAGGCCGTAGACGTGGGCGAGCTTGCGGAACTGTGTCTCGTTCGGGTCGATGGCTTCGCCGTCGTCACCCCTCTCGGGGATGATGAACTTGAAAGCTACAGGGACCTCGCCCTTGACGGGGTCATAGGTGCAGGACTTTCGGGACACTATGATCCCATGCTTCATAGCGATCTGTCCGAGCGCCTCCCCCGCTTCATCAAGCAGCATCTTCACGTCGTTTCGGGTTAGTTTTTCGATAGTCATTACTCTTTCCTTCCTTTGCCCATCAATGGGCAGTTAATTGTTCTTCCTAGGCTCTCGCACCAAGAAGACACCTCCTTCACACTGGGTGTACTTGTCGGTCAGGTCGTGCATACACATCCCATCCCTGAATATCTGCGAAAGGTTTCCCTTCTCATACGAGACAACGAAGCCCGCGCCGATGATTGCTAAAAGCTCAACCGGCGAGAGCTTGTTGTGGCGCTCAAGAACTTTTCCCATCACAACATCCCTGGTCCGTGCATTCTCTCGTGGTATCGCATTGCGTCCTCCTCAGCGTCATGGGCGCAGGCATCGCAAAGCTGCCACTCGGACAGGTTTCCGGTAAGCCCACATCCCTTGCAGACGCAAGTGCAAGTGCAAGCAACACAGCATCCACACGCACGGCACCAGGGGCCGTCTTCTTGTTCATTGAAAAATCCTTCCTTGTCTGGGGTTAATATGGGGGCCTGCATAACTGAGGCCATAGGGGTCATCTCTAAACTCCTTCCTATGCGACACGACGAACAAATCCCGTGGTGTCCTTTGTTGCTTTGCCTTTTGCGTACAGTGCAATCCACGCACCGGGCGGGTCATCGAACCGGATGTCGTCCTCATCACCGGACACGATGGGGTAACCCATCCATGAACCAGCGGCGAGCAGTCGCTCCACCGCAGCCTTGGCCGTAGCCCTAGTCGTCCCATCGGAAGACTGGAACACGGCGGCGGCGTTGTGCCCCGCGTCGAGGTAACTCAACGCCATGTCGAGGGACTTGTCCGACTCACTCAGGCTGTAGGTGAGGTGGTAGTTGTCGGACGGGCGGCGATGTTCAAGCGGCCACTTTGTGTAGTCGTACCACTGCAGGTCAGGGAACTCGTCAACAATCCCATACCTCTCCCAAGCAATATCACTGGTGCCATTGAGCCGAACGGCGGGCTTCATGCCCTTCACGCCAGACAGGTAGGTGTGCTGCCTGAGCTCCATCCTGAGCTGCTCGAGGAACGCCTCGGGGAACAGGTTCCAGAAGGCCGTCTTGGATACCCGTGCAACGTAAGCCATGTTGGTGACGAGCTGGCCCGTCTTGTTGATGCAGATGTTGGCGCAGTTGGTGGCGAACGGGCAGGTGTTGAAGCCCGACTCCCAGGCCGGGGCGAGGTGCATGATGGCCGTGTTCACCATCTTGCCCTTGCCCTTGTCGACCTTGAAGTTGCTGCCGATCAGCTTCCTCAACTGACCGGACTTGGTGAACTGCAACTGCTGCTGCAGGTGGGTGGAGTCAGGGTCGACTCCGATTGATTTAAGCACTTCCTTCGCTTGATAACGCATCTCAAATCTCCTTCCAAAGAGAAAAGCCAACCTTAATAAAAAGATTGGCTAGTGTCAACTATAAAATGTATATCTAAAGTGGGCCGTGAGTTGTCTTCCACTTAATGTCTGGTAGCTGCTCCCATACCTCCTTCCCTCTGATGACCCACCTCCACCGAAGGCCATCCTCTCCGACCAACTCCACAAAGGAGTTGTCTTTGGCGTATGGCGCAATGGACTTCAGGAACTCGACGTCTCCGTGGTTCGGCTTTTCGCCAACGAAGTAGAGTTCGACGACGTCTCCATTCTCGTTTCTAAAGAGCTGCCATCCCCATGCGTGCTCGTCCTCTAGGGTTTCGCCTAGTCGCTCGACATCCTCCTTCGCAATGAAGATGGATGACTCTACCTGCCTTGCTGTGTAGCCCATGTCACACGGCCCTTCTGTCGTATCGTTGGTAGTGACGAATCGGAGTGTTGTTTGAGTACTTCTCGTCAACGAGTGGAAGTCCTCCGCGAGCAGCCGAGTACGCCTTTAGAAACTTCCCTGCGTCACAGTCTTCTTCTAGGTATGCGTTACCAGAGAAGTAGAAGGAGAAGCTGCTGATGTCCTTGGCGATGCCGAGCTCGTGCAGCAACTGAACAGGAACCTCAAGCCACCCGTGTCCTGGATCTGTGTGGAATGTAAACATGTCAGCCTCCGTTCACGGGGAAGGTGAGCTCTTCGTTGTCAGAAGACTGGCCGAATAGTGCCCCACCGTAGTTGCCCTCGTCGTCTGACGATGGGAAGACCAGCGAGCCGTCAGTAAACTGAATCACGACTGGCCTAGTGTTCTCCCATCCCATGCCAACAGCCTCTTCCTTGCTCATCCACCGGACAGACTGGATGGTCTTCCCAACAAGGTGCTCCCTTGCATAGGTGCTCCAGTACTTCACTCTCTCTTCCTTGCTCATGATGTTCATGGCTTCCTTCCTTCCTCCGCCCATTAGTGGGCGAATGTTTTGTCGTACCCGTCGACTAGCCGCTTATCGACTAGGTCTAGGGCAGACTTCAGCTTCCTGATTTTTGTCAGGATCTCTTCTGTGTCTTCGATTCCGTGGTCACACTTCGAGTCAAACACCGAGTGCAACGAGTGGATTAGGTCATCAAGGCCTTCGTCTCCGTAGTAGTCATCGAGCCATGCCCAACACCCGTTCTCAGCGCAGTACACGCAGACGTCTTCGTCCTTCAGTTCCTTTGGAGGGAACATCGTCTCGCAGTACTTGCACTCTCGGCACGAGCACTCAGCGGACCCACTTGGGTGGCACCTCTGGCCGCAGAAGTGGCACTTGTAGTAGTGCCTACCCCAGTCGGGTGGGTAGCCTGGATCAGGCATCACTCACCTCCTAGCGGGAGGACGACAGCGACCGCTGCGTTGACGAAGTCGATGTAGTGGTCT